CATTACCGAGTTCCTGACTGATTCCACAGGGTTCTTTAATACCACCGGGCTCGGTGCATTTACCCAGGTTTGGGACAGATCGGACGGACGGTACCGGCCAGTCTACACGAACGAGGCCGAACTAAAAATCATCCGGGCTATGTCGTGGCTGTTGGTCGAGAAGGTTCCTATGGCCCAGGCGTGGGTCAATCGTCTGTTGGATTACACGATCGGAACCGGGTTCGATTGGACAATCAAATGTGACGATAAGCGACTTGAAAAAGCGGTTCAGGCTTACGTAAGGGAGTGCCTCGATACGTCGAAATGGTCATCGGAGCTTGAGCGCGAAACGATGGTTCGGGAAGTCTCCGAAGGGGAGTTCTTCGGCGAACTGATCTACGATGATGGACAGTGCATGTTGGTCGCTCGGGAGGCCGACGAGCTTACAGAACCGGCAGCCAAGCGCGAGCTTGAAGATTGGCTAGGAATCGAGTTCGATGCCTCTTGGACGTTCGGTGTTTTGACCAAGAAATCCGTTCCAGAAAAGCACTACGGCTATCACTTCGTGAAGAATGCAGCCGGTACGGATTGGGACTATGTGCCAGCCGAACGGGTTGTTTTCTGGAAACGAAACGTTCGGCAACGAGCCAAGCGGGGTTACTCCGACTTCTACAAGCCTCACCTGTACCTTTTGAGGGCCGATAGGGTTCTGACTAACACCGCAGAGGGGGCAGCAACCCAAGCAGCCATTGCATACATCGTCGAGCATAGCGAAGGAACGCAACGGCAGGCCGATAACATCGTCAAGAAATTCGCACCGCTTACAGGTCGTGTGGATCCGATGACGGGGCTATCGCAACGCAAACGCCGAATGCTCCCAGGGACACGGCTAGACGTTCCCGCAGGCCAGAACTACAAAGCCGGTTTGCTCGGTTCGAACAATAGCGACATTTATATCTCGGTCATGGAATCGGCTCTGAGGCTTGCCGGTACCGTCCATGCGTTCCCAGAAGGGATGCTGACCGGAAGCTACGAGAACAACAATTTAGCCTCTGCGATCGTTGCCGAGGGGCCATTCGTTCAGGGTCGGATTGCAGAGCAAACGCAGCGCAAAGAGCGAATGCGGGAAATGATCTTGAAGATCATCAAGCTCGGGGCAAACAACCGAAGGTTCGGGGTCCACGGCTATGCTACCTGGGAAGCGATTCAGGACTTGATTACTGTCGAGGTCATTCCTCCGAAGATCATCCCGCTGGATCCGATCAAGCACACGCAGGCGCTAGCTATGCAGAGGGATAAAGGTTGGGTCTCTGACAAGACAGCGATGAACGAGCTTGGCCGGGATATCGACACGGAAACGGCCAACGGATTGAAGGTCGCAGGGGCCGAACAGCAAGCCGGAACGGGTGCTCAACGGAGCGTTCAAGCTGGCAACGTTGCCAACAAAACAGGGAAGGAAACCGGACAGGATGCTGGCAACGTTGCCACCCCTGAGGCTCAAATATCGAGCAATTGGCAGGGTTTATCGCGTTTGCAGTGGAATCGAAACCGCAGGGCGATGGCCGACGTTTTGGCCGATTTCATGGCAGGAAAAACGACTCGGCAAGTCGCATCGGTTCTGCTCAAGTCAATCGGGATGGATGATAAATCGATCGAGGCAATTCTGACCGATGCCGAGGATGGTTCGATTGATGATCCCATGCCACTGACCGAGGCAGAACGAAAGACTTTAGGCAAGCCGTTTCGCACCCCTAATGGGCCGAAGAAGTTTTCGGTCTACGTCAAGAACCAAAAGGGCAACGTGGTAAAGGTGAACTTTGGCGATCCTAAAAAGAGGATCAAGCGCCAAGACTCAGGAAGCCGTAGAGGGTTTCGGGCTCGGCATAATTGCCAAGACCCAGGGCCACGGTGGAAGGCTCGATACTGGTCTTGTCGGTTTTGGTCTAGGCCAAGCGTCACGAAGCTGCTCAAGGAATCTTTTAGCGGCGAGTACACTTGGGACGGTAGAACGTTTGTTCGGGAGTCCTGGTTGTACAGGCAGAACCCAAGGCTGCTTGAGGTCCGCGACGGTGACGGGGACGGAAAAATCAACGACGGTAAGCCAAGCGAAGCACCGGCACCAAAAAAAACAAGCGATCGAAAAGCATCTCCTAAAAAGCAGAGCAAAGCTCAATCACAGCGATATTCGCAAGAAATAGATTACTACATTACAGATGAGCACAAGCGGGAAGCGAAACAGAAAATAGCTAAGCTAGATGATGATCCTGCCATATCAAAGATTTCAAGCAGAATTGAAAACATAGGGCAGGAAGTTAATTCAGAACTAGATCAACTAGAAAAGGATACTCTGAGTCGCGTCAAGCCTATCAGGGAAAAGCAGAAAATACTCAAGGATGAAATCAAAAACCTTACCGATGCCAATGCTTCTTCGAGTGAAATCGCCAAAAAAAAGGATGAATACAAACGATTGATTTCGGAGTCTACCGCGATCTATGTAGACATGGAAAAGAAACAGAGCGATATTCAAAATAAGGCAAAGGGAAGAATACTCAAAGAGTTCGTTCTTCCAGAGCAAGAAAGATTGCCTGTGAAGGTTTCGATCACGGCGAGCACTGATACGCTCAACAAGCTCAAAGCTTCGGACGTTTCAATCAGCGACATGCAATCGAAAATAAGTTCGGCTAAGCAGTTCGTTTCGGCTATCACTGCAAAAAAAGAAGGGTTCAATAGTGCATACATCCAGATAGAAATAAACGCAGAAAACGATCGAGCCAGATATGACCACAAAAGAAAAACCATAGTCATAGGTCCGACGGATGGGGTATCTACGATAGCGCATGAAATAGGACACGCCTTAGAAAACCAGGACATGCGAGAAGATGAAAGCCAGTCAAGGAGGTCAAAAGCATGGCTCGCTGCCTCGAATGAATCCGGAGAAGTTTTGTCTATCAGTGATAACTCTAGAGATATCAATGAAAAAACGGAGGCGTATTACGCGAACAAAGAGAATATGAGTCGTCAATCAAGATATGCAAGGAAACTCTACAATTCACTCAATACGGAAGTGATTTCGCAGGGATATTCCAGGCTACTGGATGATCCAGGGGATTTCGTAGCGGACAAAGAACACTTCAAGTATTTTGCCGGATGGTTGAAAGGTAAGTAAGCATGCAATTCCTAGTAGATGTTGATGGAATCGAATCTGTTGTTTTCAACGAATCAGGTTCGTTTACGGCTAGCAGTGATTTTTTGAAATCGCAAATAGATACTCTTATTAAGTCTTTTGAAAGCACTGAGCTTAGCACTGTTGGAGAGCAGTTAGCCCTAGTAGTTGCAAAGGTTTACGGTGGATTAGTTACAAAAATTAGCGATCCAAACAAGATCAAATCAGCGACCGGCAACAAAGGCACGTTCAATCCTAAGTCGAACAAGATCAACGAATCAATCCAAGAGGCCAAAGACGGAGACGGTGACGGGAAAATCAACGATGGTAAGCCGAGTGAAGCACCAGCGTCAAAAAAGCAATCGAAGAACAAAAGTTCGACACTTGCAACCAAGGTTAAGATTGAAGGGAATCTTCCGACGGAACCTCCGAGCGGTAACGACCTAGACAGTATTGCAAGGAAGTTTGTCGATGATGGGATCAAATACAACAAGCTGACAGCGAAAACATTGAAGGTAAAAGCAAACGGAAAAACGAAATCGCTTAGCCTCTATGGTGTTGCTCGGGATGAAAATTGGCAACCTGTGTTTTTTGCAGACAAAGCAAACAACTACTATCAAAAGTCCGGCGATGATATTGTTCCGTTGCAAGGATCCATCGAAGACGTTCGAAAAGCGAGATTCGAGCAAGGAAAACGCGCAGCATTGAACTCGTTTGAGTTTCAGCAAAAGTTCAACAAGCGAACCTATGATCTGGCTAATGAAATTGCAGATGCTGGTTACTCTGTGAGAATCAATGTTCCAGACGATTCAACCAGTCGGTACATCTATGTCGATGTTCCAGGGCGTGAGAAAGAGTTCAAAATTCGTATCGCCGATCACGCCCAACCCGGCTATTCTGCAGGCGGTAAAAAAGTCAATCTAGGAGGATTCTCGAAAGAGCTTGGCAAACGACACGAGGCATCCGATATCAGTATCGACCCAACAACTGGAAGCACGTTAAAAGATGCTTTGGATGCAGTGAAAAGCCTTGGCAGCAAACAGGATTCCTTACAAGAGGCCAAAGACGGAGACGGAGACGGTCTGATCGATGACGGCAAGCCAACACAGCGAGCAGCACCGCCAAAGGAAAAGAAGGCTTATGGCAAGAAAGCCCCTGGATTGAAAGACGCAACTGCGTTGTCGCTTATGAGCTTCTCTGAGCTAGAAAAGTTTGAACGCAGTGTTCGGATGAATAGGATCCGGATGAAGTCTGAGGACTATGTGACGCAAATGAAAGACGTTGCATTGACTCGCTGGCAAAAGCACAAAGAGCACCCGGAGTATGTTCGACTGACTGGCCTGATGGAACGTGCCGCAGCAGGAGAGACGTTTGACGAAGTGCAGGGCTCGGGCATGAGTGCTGCTGAGTACTTCTCTAGCAAGCGAGCAGAGTTCAAACTCAGTGCCTCAGAAGAATTTTTTAAGGCAAATCGAGCGAAACATATCGCGGAACATGCTAAGGGGGTTCGCAACGCGCTCAAGGACAAGCGGGAAGTACCAGACGATATCCTGCGTGAGTACGTGCAGTCAGATTGGATGCCAAAGGACATTCGAGATCGTCTATTGAGTTCCTCGGAAAAGGATGCTGAACCCCCGAAGCCAGACAAAGAGCCTAAGAAGGAGGTCAAGGGCAAAGAAGATGAGGGCTTGAAGATAGAAAAAGCCAAGCCTGCACTACAGAACGAAACTCAAGAGAGGTTCTATCGACGCGAGATCGATTCATTTACGACCGCCGAAAGCCAAAATGAAGCTCGACAAAGGATCAAGACGCTAGCGAATGATTCAGAGATCGGTGGGCTTTCGGAAAAGATGGGCGCGATAGGAGGCGCGCGACAAGCTGAAGCCAAGAAGCTCCAGACTGAAAGGGAAGACTTGGTATGGAAGGCTAGGGCAGAAAGAGACGAGGATCAATCGGTCATTGAAAAGATGATCGAAAGCAATGCCCCTGAAAGCGAGATTAAAGCAAAGGAAGCTCAAAAACGACAGTCTTACCAAGAAAAAATAAACGCTGCATTTATTGTGTTTGAAAATAAAAAGCGCGACTTGAAAGAGAAAGGATTAAAAGACATTGTCTCGGAGCTATCTGTCCCAGAAGACCAAAGGCTGGATCTTTCCACCAAAGTGTCATTCAAAAAGCAAAAGCGCAAAACACAGTCAGGAGTTGACGTATCGGCTGAGGAAATGAACCAAAGGGTAGATGCGGCTAGGGAGATGATCAGCAAAATCACGGCCAAGCGTCCAGGTCTTACTAGCGCTGAAGTGCAAATCGAAATCGACCCTAAAAACAAGAGAGCTTTTTACAGTTTAGCTCGAAAAACTGTTGTCGTCGGCCCAACCTCTGGCGTTAGCACTATAGCGCATGAAATCGGTCATGCGTTGGAAATCCAAGAGCAAGGCCAGACTACGAGGTCGAAATCATGGCTGGCCGTAGCAAACGAAGGTGGAACAGTTAAAACGATAGGAAGAAATTCGAAGCGAATCGGTGTGAGGTCTGAGGTTTACTATGCCAACAAAAACCTAGCTGAACATGCTCAGTATGCTCGAAAATTGTACAACTCGGAAGCTACAGAGCTTGTCTCACAAGGTTTTTCTAGGCTCATCGACGATCCAGCGGAATTGGTTGCTGATGACGCACACTTTAGATTTTTCATGGGCTGGTTGAAAGGAAAATAGGAATGCAATTTTTAGTCGAGGTTGATGAAATCGATTCAGCGATATTCGAAGAGTCTGGAGAGTTTGAGGCCAGTAGCGAGGAAATGAAATCGCGAGTGGATGCACTCCTGGAAGTGTTCGAAAGCAACGAGATGAGCACAGTTGGCCAACAGCTCGCAGCGTTCGTTGCGGAGGCTATGGAGGGCGTTGTGTCTGCGATCGGATCCCCTGAGAAGGATCAGGCTGAGTTGTCGGAATCGTTCACAGGTCGCCAAAAGGCCATGCTAGAACGCTGGAAGGATTACCCGTAATGCCAAACCTTCGAGGGCGCAAACGTTACGAGCAACGCATCCAAGAGGCCATGCAAGAAGTATTTGCAGAGGCATTGAAGGTAGTCGATCAGGGCCTAGATGCCGTGAATCGAGCAATAAAAGCAGCATTGCAAAAATACGTTGGGCCGATCATCGAGGAAGTGCATCGGCGGGTGATTATCGCTTTGCTTATACTTTTTGGGGATGATGATCTGGGGCGGTCGGTGCTAGGCGACGCATCGAAGAAAAAAGGGCCTGTCTATGATGACCTGATCGAGCAGGCGAAGCGCCGAGCATCAAAACAGGTTGACGACCTGGGAAATCAAATGATCGACACCAATTCAAGTTGGTGGGACGAGTGGGATGAGGAAGAACCGATCGCGGATTGGGCCAGCGACAGGTTGTTTCCGGACTCTCGCGCTGGCAACGTTGCCATCACAGAGACGACCAACGCAGTGACGATCGGCGAGGCAACCGTAGTAGAAACCATGCGGGAGCTTGGCGTTGGCGTTACGGCTCGTTGGTACACGAAGCAGGACGAAAGAGTATGTCCGGTATGTGGGCCACTGCATGAGACGGGGCCAGCGAACTGGGCCGACGACTTCGCGATGGGGCCACCTGCCCACCCTCGATGCCGATGCTACCTACTGTATTTTTTGGGTGAGCAATAGCCAGTTAAGATTTCTCGCATGAGCAAGTTCATTCGAGAATCTCAAAGCGGATACGAACGCATCGACAAGGATGCAGGGATCATCTACGG